AGGTAGAATTCAGGAGCTCCACCTATCCCGAGCGGAGCGGAGCCTATCGGCTCCCGGCTGGGAGGTGAGTACCACGGTCGTAGACTCTCAGAGATGGCGCGCAGAGCGCTATCTCTGGCAGCAACTGCTGTCTCAGAGTCTACGAGTGGCTCGCCGGTTGGGGTACGTTTATCCCTCAAGGCCTCGTAGAAATATTCTGCAAGGAAGGCAGCAACCTTCTCTTGCGGAAATCCTCCAGGATTGTTTCCCGAAGGAGTTCTCGGCGTCGGTATGAGCGCCAGAACATTTCGCAGAGGCTCCCTCGCAGACATAGCCCTCACGGCTCTTGGTCCGATGAGGGATATGAGACTGTGAAGGGTGAAGCGGTTCACAGGGAACCACTTCATCTTGAGCTCGTACCCCTGCGCTTCTATGAAGCGCCCGGCGAATTCACCTAAACGGCCTTGGAGCGATTTCGGTTCGGAGATTTCGACCCCAAGTAAGGAGGTCATCACCTCCTTGTACCTTATCGCCAATCCCTCATCCGCAATCACTATGTCATCTCCCAAAATGACATAGGGAGCTTCCGAAGGATTCCCTTCCCACAACCCTCTCACGAGAGCGTGGTGCGTCAGGGCAAAAGCGGCGAATGAAGCTACCACGCCTAGTGGTTGGCCGACTCGCCACTGCACCCTGAGCTGCTTACTGCCAGAATAACCGACAGCAGCAGGAATCCGGGCAAGGACGCAAAAGGTGTCTACCCACATCCTCATATTGGGGGTTCTCGAGAGGGCCATTAGGACCGTTCTCGTCAGCCCCAACGGGAAGCGATCAGTGGCAGATGAAAGATCGAAAGAGTAAACCTTCCGACCTTCCTTTATCCACCACATCACACGACGAGCTCCTGCTTCCTGGTCGAAAGTGCAGTCCTGAGGAATTCTCCTTAGGGCTCTGTATAGACTACGAGCCCAAGGTTCCAACAGGAACTGAACCCATTTCGGTGGGTTCAGAAAGAAGCGCGCCTTCCCATCCCTTTGGATGGTACAGAAAACTGTACCTAATGTGCCAAAGGGGAAAGGCGGCTTCTCCTGCAATTCGACTGGGAGCCATGGTATTTGCCGTAGGGCAAATGGCCATTGCTCTGGAAGCAGTCCCATCCTCTCCCTGACCCTGATCAGAGTCCACGAACTCACAATGAGCTCCTTCCACTCGAGTGTCAGGCGCCCACTGGAATCGTGTGCCCTGAGGGCGAGAGGGTTCCTCACCGGAATGAAATCCGGAAGGCGCACCTCTGGGAGACAGTCCGAAACCCGTCTCCGGGAGATTCTTCCCCAAGGAATTGACCAATTCCAGGCAGCAGTCGGCTGCCCTTGAGTCAATTCCCCTTCTGAGGGTCGGGATACCGCCTTCTCAAACTTCTCGATATCCTCTGGGAGAGGATACGAGCGGTTCACCTCAAACAAGGTGAACATTCTCCACAACTGTACTAGTTGGGAGAATTTTGAGAAGGATCCTTCCTTCGCGACTCGCTCTGCATACTTGATGTATGTTGGACGAACCCACGAAGGAGGGGACACCGGCTCGCCAGCTCGGAGCTTCAGCAACCACTCCACGATGCTCTTACATCGCTTCGCAGTCCACTGAAACCCAGAGCTACTCATCCACCTGACCATTCCTTTCAAGACAAAGTCTCGATAAGGTCTGGCCACCAAGGGGCAGGCGGCTTGTGCTTGCCATAAGGCTGCCGTCCTCATAGGATTACCTCCTATGATGTGCGGCTTGCGCTTAGGCGCGCAAGCGCCCATCCCGTGGCCGGTTGG